CCCTGTTGGCGTTTACCTAGTAAGCGATTCTATTCTAATCCCACCATATGCTACTTTGTATGGAGAAGGGATCAATGGCTCAATTATTCAATTAGATTCCACTTCAAGCGCACCTTATGTAGCTAGAACTGCTGATAGTAATCAGCAAACTGGACTTAGTATTGGAAATAGTGGAGCTATAACTCCGCAATCAGTCACCATCTCTAATATGAGTTTTGCCACTCTATCACCGACCAAGAATATTTTCTTGGTTGAGGATGCGAACACGTGTACATTTACTAATGTAAGCTTTTTGGGTCCACTGGAGCAGGCCGATCTTACTACAAATGTAAATGACACTGCTGGCGTCAGGTTTGCCAGTACGTTTACGTATGTTACCACAGGTATTGAATTTAATAACTGTTTGTTTTCTGGGACCACATATGGTATGAATACAGCTACCAGTCTAACTGGGATTGATGAACAGGTAACTGGCATCACGGTGACTGATTCAGAATTCACATTGTTGTATCAAGCAGTATTATCGGGCACCCAGCCTGTAGTGAACGGTGGTTCTACCGGAATTCGTATTACAAGTAGCGTTTTCAATTCTATATATGCAGAAGGGATATTTTTCGGTCAGGTAAGTCTTAATTTTACTGGTCATAATATATTTTATGATGTTGGAAATTTCTTCCAAGGATATACTTCTCCGTACACCTCTATCATCAACTTCCAGTCGGATAATAATGTCAGTGTTGGTGATATGTTTGCCAGAACAGATGCATATTCAGGACCGATAAACCCCGGATACTCATTCCCAAGAATTCTTATAAACAACACCACGAGCATTGCAGTTACAAATGGCTCTCAGATTGCACTCGGCACCTATGTTAGACAAAGTGGTCAAGTTGGGACATTGAATGATGGGGTCAATGTTCCTACGACTATTCAAAATGCAAATCAAGTTCCATTGAATATTAGCAATTTGCTTGCAAATTCCTTTGTAATGAATTACACTATAAGTAGAAATGGCGCAGTTAGGACTGGATCTATGACTGTATCGTTAGGTTCTGGATCATTCCCAGTTACATGGTCGGATGATTATACAGAAAACACTGATACAGGAATAACATTAACTGTAGTTCAAATTGGGAACATTGCCTCCGTTCAGTATACAAGCACAACGGAAGTACAAATAGCAACTATATCTTATTCATTAACAACATTCACTTAATGTGGGCTAAAACATTTGACCAACGACTAAACGAGTGGTATTCATTGAGGACAGAAGTGTCCTCCATTGGTCTTGAGTCATCTCTGCTGACTATAAATGCATGGTGGCACACAGCACCGTGGACAGCTTACTATATGCATTGGGACGACTGCGAATCTTGGCCCGACCCATGGCAGTTGTTGGATGATAATGTATTTTGTGATGTTGCGAGGGGGTTAGGAATTCTCTATACAATAACCATGCTGGATAGAGAAGATGTTCAAAATGCCTCTCTCGTGCACACTGATGATGGCTATAATTTAGTGCTCATCCCTGATACCGACTATATACTAAACTGGGACAAAGACTCTGTGTTTAACAGCAATTTGAACCTAAAGATTCAGCGTAGACTGACGCAAAGCCAGATTAAACAAAAGTATCTCTGATACTACCTATAAGATTTTTGAGAGTCGTAAATGAATATTACTGTCGTAAAGCGCAACGGACGGCACGAGCCGTTGACTATTGAGAAATGGCAAGCACAGATTGCTAAAGTTTGTTCTGGCATTGCTGATGTCAGTCAATCAATGATTGAAATCAAGAGCCAACTACATTTTTACAATGGAATTACCACACAAGAGATTGATGAGATCACACTACGAGCTATCGTTGACCTGATTGATGTGGACGAAAATCCAGACACCGGCCATGTAAATTATCAATATGTTGCAGGAAAGCAACGATTGTCTATGCTAAGGAAGCAGGTATATGGCACTTATGATGTCCCACATATCTATGAAATTGTAAAGAGAAATGTAAAAGAGGGAGCTTATACACCAGAATTGCTTGAATGGTATTCGGAAGATGAATGGAATAGAATGAACGATATCCTTGATAATACCAAGGATGAGCAGTATTCGTATGCGGCCATTGAACAGTTGATTGAAAAATATTTAGTTCGTAATAGGGCTACTGACACGATCTATGAGACGCCGCAGATACGATACATGATTGCGGCGGCTACCGTCTTTCATAAGGAAGAACCAAATTCTGCCAGAATGAAGTACATTAAGGAGTATTACAATGCGGCATCTGATGGATTATTTACTCTTGCTACTCCTGTTCTCGCTGGGTTGGGTACTCCTACCAAACAATTCAGTAGCTGTGTGCTTATTCGTAGCGACGACGATTTGGATAGCATTTTTGCTAGCGGAGAAATGATGGCAAAATATGCTAGCAAACGTGCTGGTATAGGACTTGAAATTGGGAGACTTCGGCCCCTCGGGTCACCGATTCGTGGTGGGGAAGTTAAACATACTGGGATGATACCATTTTTAAAGAAATGGTTTGGTGATTTACGTTCATGTTCACAAGGTGGAATTAGAAATGCAAGTGCTACAGTATTTTATCCGATTTGGCATTATCAGTTTGACGATCTTATCGTACTTAAAAACAATCAAGGGACTGAAGAAACTAGAGTCCGACATATGGACTATGGAGTTGTCCTATCTTCCTTCTTCTGGCGAAGGTTCAAAAACAAAGAAAACGTAACGTTCTTTGATCCGAATGAAGTCCCAGATTTATATGAAGCTTTCTATAAAGATACGTCTTTATTTGAGCAACTCTATGTTAAATACGAAAATCAAAAGGGACTTCGCAAGAAGACAATGTCGGCTGAAGAAGTATTCAAGGGCGGGATTCTCAAAGAACGCACAGATACTGGCCGAATTTATCTCGTGTTTATTGATAATTCAATGAATCAAGGCCCATTTGATCCAGAGTATCATACAATTTACCAGAGTAATCTTTGTGTTGAAATTCTTTTACCTACAAAGCCTTTTAAGCGTCTTGATGATTCTGGTGGGCGCATTGCACTATGTACTCTCGGTTCTATCAACTGGGGGGCGTTTAGAAATCCAGAAGACATGCGTCGTGCTTGTCGTATTCTGCACCGTAGTCTCAATAATATTCTGGATTATCAAGACTTCTTGAGCATCCAATCTAAGCTGTCTAATGAAGAGATTCGGCCAATTGGCATAGGTGTAACCAATCTGGCATATTGGCATGCTAAACGTGGGTTTAAGTATGGCGAATCCGATGCATTAGCGGAAGTGAAATCATGGCAGGAACACGCGGCCTTCTATCTTACAGAAGCATCTGTTGAATTGGCAAAAGAAAGGGGAGCCTGCCTTCATAGTGAAAAAACTAGATATGGACAAGGAATCTTTCCATGGGAACTTCGTGCAGAAGGGGTTAATGAATTGACGGACTTTACACCAGAGCTTGATTGGGAAAATCTGCGTAGCAACATGAAGCAATATGGTGTTCGGAACGCTACAGTAATGGCAATTGCTCCTGTGGAAAGTTCCAGTGTTGTCATTAATTCAACGAATGGAATTGAGATGCCAATGAGCCTGATAAGCACCAAGGAATCTAAGGCTGGATCGTTGACACAAGTAGTTCCAGAATACCATAAGTTAAAAAATAAATATCAACTACTATGGGATCAGATTGACTGTACTAACTATTTGAAAACAGCCGCAGTGTTGGCCGCTTATGTAGATCAGAGTATTTCAACAAATACTTTTTATAATCCGGCTCATTTTCCAGACCGGAAGATTCCCACTACACTGATTGCCAAGAATCTGATGTTGGCTCATAAATGGGGGTTGAAGACCGTGTACTATTCATTGGTAAACAAAAAGGGCGTTAAAGATGAGGATGTTGATCTTCCGAGTGACTTCAGCGAGGAAGATGATTCTGAATGCGAAAGTTGTAAATTATGATAAGAAAAATAAAGATACCATTGGAACATAACAAACACTTAGTGATTGCATTCAAGCAAGACGAAGACGGTTCATGGTCAAGTACCATGACAAATGAATGTATGTCAGACTTGATGAACTTCTTTAAAAATGGGTATTATCAGTTGGATGTCAGTTCACCATTTAAGGTTGAGGATACAGAAGAATGATCAACATTAGAAGAGAAGGTGGAGTGATGAAAAACGGATTCAATTTTTATCCATTATCAGATAACAATTTTGGGTTTGTATTTAGGTATGGCCCTAAGATCCCTCTAACAGAACTTGGGTCAAAGGCTTTCCAAATCCGATATAACAAACATATCAAGAAATGGTATTTTGGAAATTTTTATCAATAAAAGTAAAATATGTCAAAAGCACAATTCAATTTAACAACAAAAACCGATTATTTGAACCGTAAGATGTTCTTGGACCCGGCTGGTCCAGTTACAGTCCAGCGGTTTGAAGAATTTAGGTATCCCAAGATTGCTAAGTTTGAGGAAACTCAGCGTGGGTTTTTCTGGAATCCAGAGGAAATCAATCTCACCAAAGACAGCCAAGATTTCAAAGGTGCGAGTGATGCGGTAAGGCATATCTTCACGTCCAACCTACTGAGACAGACTGCACTTGACAGTATTCAAGGAAGGGCACCAAGTCAAGTTTTTGGCCCAGTGGTCAGTATTCCAGAATTAGAGGCATTAGTGCAGGCTTGGAGTTTCTTTGAAACAAATATTCATAGCCGGTCATATAGCCACATCATTCGTAACATCTACAATGTTCCAAAGGAGATATTCAACAGTATTCACGAGACTGATGAGATCATCAATATGGCATCTACTATCGGTAGATATTATGACAACCTACATGTGATCAATTGTCAGAAAGAATCTGAAATTGTCGGGGATGAAAAAGATCATATCAAGGCAATCTGGTTGGCCCTTCACGCGAGTTACGGCTTAGAAGCGTTTCGTTTCATGGTCTCGTTCGCTACGAGTCTTGCGATGGTTGAAAACCGAATCTTTATTGGAAATGGCAACATCATCAGCCTAATCCTTCAAGATGAATTATTGCACAAGGAGTGGACAGCATACATAATTAATCAGGTGGTGAAGGAAGATACAAGATTCGCAGAAATCCGTGAGGAATGCGCCGAAGAAGTGTATTCCATGTATATGGATGTCATTAGGGAAGAAAAAGAATGGGCAGACTACCTGTTTAAGAAAGGTCCAGTTATCGGTCTGAATGCCAATATTCTCCGTGACTTTGTTGATTATACGGCAGTTGGAGCACTGAAGGAGATAGGGATCAAGTATCAATCAGTTGCCCCCAAGAATACGCCTATTCCATGGTTCAATAAGCATTCTGACCCGAGTAAGAAGCAAACCGCTCTTCAAGAATCTGAAAGCACCAATTATGTGATTGGTATCCTTGACGGCGATATTATATATGATGAACTACCTGATTTATAACGAGAAAAATGAATACACAAACAACACTTGCACAACTTTATTCAGATGGTTTACCGGATGATGATGAATTGTTTTGGGAATATATAACCAATTCAGATTTAAAGAAACCAGTCACGATTGAAAAAATTGATCCGGCTGAATTAAAAAGGATGGTATTGAAACACCATCAGGCAAATCAGATTGGTGAGTTAAACTCATTGCTTACAAAACAACAGAAATCTGTTATCAATCACTATAGAAAATCCCCTAATTTATCCGATAGTATCATTGTTACATATGATGATATGATTTTGGATGGATATCATAGAGCACTAGCGGCAATATTGAATAACGTTCCTATTAATGTTGTTCGCCTTGAAAATTTAGAAGAGTAATGGAGAAAAATGAAAGCGATAGTTTACAGTAAAGAAAATTGCCCACATTGTGTTCAAGCCAAGAATCTATTGGCACTTAAGGGTATTGACACGGAAGAGAAAAAGATTGGTGAAGGATACACCAGAGAAGATTTGCTTGAAGTGGTCCCTAATGCAAGGAGCGTTCCGCAAATCTTCATTGACGATGAACTTATCGGTGGATTCACCGAATTAAAAGCATATTTTGAGAGAAAAAATGAAAATTGAGATTGACAATATATATACGTTTAAACTGAATACGGGCGATGAAATTGTTGCTAAGGTGGTAGATGAATCGGATGATTTTCTTTATTTGAGCAAGCCACTGACTGTAATTCCAACTTCTCAGGGAATTCAGATGATCGGAAGCCTATTTACCGGCAATATGGAAAAAACAGTAAGGCTAAATAAGATGACAGTCTCTCTTGTAGGCGAGACCGTATCGGAAGTGTACGAAGGATATATCGGCACCACTACTGGCATCAAGCCAGTGACAAGTAAGATTTTACACGGTTAAGAAATGCCAGCAGTTCAGCGAGTAGGGGATCAGGATAATGGAGGCGGTGTGATCATGTCAGGTGAGTCATCTGTATTGGTCAATGGTCGCCCTATCGCTGTTCAAAATAACCCAGTCAGTCCACATCCTCCATGTGGGAAACCGGGCGGACAGCCACATTGTAATGCAAAGACGATGCCTAAAATATCGGATGTTAAGGCAAATGGAAAATTGGTGATTACCACTGGCGCATCTGATACTTGCGGTCACTCCAGAGTTGGAGGATCACCCAACGTGAATGCAAGCTGATATGCCATCTACGCTATCTCCTACCCAATTGAACGCCGGTGCAGGTTTATTACAGAATCAAGGGATTTCTGCCAATGCACAGTTCACTACTGCAATAGAGAACTACAGCGCCAACCAAACCATTAATCCGTTTTTGCAAACTATGCTTGTTGGTTCAGAGTCTGGTTCATTGTCTTATTCTACTTTGCATGCACTGGAATCATTGGCCGCAAGCTCATGTCCATCACTGAGTGATTCTGCTCCATATGGCAATATTTCAATAGGGGTGACTGGATTTACTGGGTTACTCAGTACAACGGCCAATACCTATCTGGGGAATGGTGATACAAGCATTTTTTGCCAAGCGTTTACGGTCGCTGACGGATTCAATGGACAGACGAACTCGTTTGTGACGAGTGCAGTCAATTCGCAAACCTATCTGGGAGGCACATTCACGAACATGAATGACCAGATTACTGGATATATCACAGCCGTGAACCCAAATACCAAAGCATTTGGACAAGACTTGGCCAACCTCGGGCTATTGATTGACTTATCCAATCTAGATAACTTAGGAAGCCCACTGGCATTGGTTCAACAAATTATCAAGGTGGCAGGCGGGAATCTCCCAGTGATCGCTCTTGCGTTCGTATCGGTTGGGATTACTCAAGAAGTTGTTCTGAATCTTGATAACCCACAAGCAAGTGTTAGTGATTCTACTCAGAAATTGATGTATCAAGCGATGACTGCTATTACTGGAAATAATTTACAGCAGGTACTTGATTTATTACACGTGACGACTCCTAATATCACTACAATGGCAGATTTGTTGAATCCATGTCTGTTGTTTCCAAATAGCTTTCAGACATTGCAATCACCGACTAAAACGGGATATGCAAATATATACATCAATCCATATGGAACTGTGAACACCAATTTGTCAACTCAATTGCCAGCATATATGTTGAGGTCAACTGCATGATCGCGTTAGATAGGTTACAGCAAATCATTCCATCTGACCAAGCTTTGGCCAATAAAGCACTATCGGCTGGTCTTGAGCAAATTGGTGGAGTGAGCAAAATGTCATTGCCTACATTGGCCGCAACGGTGACGGCTATACAGCCATTATCTGACTTACCGTTAGTTAATGCACAAACGACCGCCGTCCCACCGGATATTGCAAATTTTTATTCCAACTTAGCAGTGGGTGGGAGTGGTCCGGGCAATATAGTGATCGTGTCTGATATTATTGGAACAGCCGCTGGATACAATTATACTCAAGAGTTGACCGATACACTAACCCAATTTGGGACCATGAATTTGACTTATCTCACTTTGATATACCAAACCATGTTGAATGTTGTGAATGGAGTTTATGGGACTTCTCCTGTAGTTATTCCAGCCGGGACACCCGGAGCAGGAACATATGCAAACGAAGATACAGCCGTTTCTACGGGATTGATTCCGGTGGCACAGACGGAGATAGCCACTTTAGTTTCAACATATCCGAATCAAGTGACTCAACTTAATAAAGATTGGTCTACTATGGGTGATCAATGGCTGACTGAACAACGCCTTCAGTCACAAGCAGGTATCAACTTTGCAAATCTCCAATCTAACTCGCAGTCTTCTATCTTTAGTTTCATCACTAATTTACCATCCTATGGGCAAAACAGCGCAGTTGGTGAGTCTAATTGGTATCTGACTTCTGTGGCCAATGTGAGTAATTTCTACGGACAATCGGTCGTGGCATGCCTTCAACAAGGAAGCAATCAAGTATCTCTTCAGAATTCTGGAATCCTTACTACCTACAATATTCCAGAATAAAAGCTTGACAACAACTTCCCTATAGTGTAAACTCCTATCTGTCGGTTACGAAACCGTTATATTTTTAATTAACTATCTGGGAGATCCCTGTGAAGTATCTAAAGTATTATATTTTTTCTGTCGCAGTGTTGTTTTTGGTTATCGGACTTGTAAACCTATTCCGTGGCATGCCGACGGAAGTCACTATTGCTTCTGATAAGTGGGACTGTGCGACGCCAGAAACAAGTGGCATTACTACGTTCTGTAGCAATTATGTAATGAAGCGTAACGCACGTGAAAAATTAACCAACGTTATTGCACGATAATTATGAATAGTACACTCACTGGTTTTATTGCCTTGATTGGCATTTTCATTGTAGTAAGCTTTCTTTTGAGCTATCCGCTAATGATGCTGTGGAATAGCTGTCTTGTTCCGGCTACTACGATTCTCAATGAAGTTGAATGGACCCAAATGTGGGGTATTACGTTTTTGACTTCTTTATTATTCAAAGGATATAAATAAATGTTAGTATTAGTAACTCTTGCGGATATTGCCGGGATTGCCCTACTTGGGTACATCATCTGGCACTTTGGTGGCCTTGTTCACAAGGCTGTTAAAGAAATTAAGGATGAATTCACCAAATGAAGATCATCCTACTCATCCTGTTTTTACTGCCATTAACGGCATGTACGGATACTGAACTCTCTAGGCTTAGTTCTTTAGGGAAGTCAGCGGAAATCACCTGTTTTTCTGGTGGTAAAGAGTTTTATCATGGCAAGTCCACTGGTAAAGTTCTTAATGCAACACACAGTGACGGTTATGAATTTGAAGAACTGGGAACAGGGAAACTCATTCGCGTCTCTGGCGATTGCTTAGTTGTTAATTAACAACAGTTGTTGTATTTACAATACAACAACTGTTGTAAATTGATAAATATATCTTTAACATGGAGAAATGAAAAGATGAAAAATGTTCTAATTATCGCATTATTCGCATCCCTCGTTGGTTGTGCAAGCGTATCCGGTTATAAACCAACTATCAACGAGAAGGCAGATAAGTTCAGTGCAACCGCATCTTCCGACTTAGAGTATTGTGGTTCCCTTGCATATAAGGTTGCCGGATATGGCACTGAGGGGACCGCTGATACTCTCGTAGCGGCATCTGGTGCCGCCGCTACTGGCGCAATCGCTGGTGCTCTGATTCCGGGAGCAGTATCTGCTGGTACTGGCGCTGTTATCGGTGCTCCTATCGGTGCCGTGGTTGGTTTATATTATGGACTATATGAAGCTGACGAGACATTCAAGCGTTCTTATAACTCTTGTATGAGCCAGTTGGGACATCCTGTTGTGTGGTAATATAACCATACGGTGGATATGAAAAAGGGGGTTTATACCCCCTTTTTCTTGCAATTATCGTTGTGCCACCTTGATATCATAGGTTTAGTTGTTGTTAGACCACAGTGACAACAGGTATCAACTTGGTGAGTTACTTTCCTTCCTTTCTGTGCCATACTTCTTTTCTTGTTAGACTCTTCAGTATGGACTTGTAGTTTTCTTTTCTCTCTTATCTTCTGGATAGTTTTTTCTGGAAGTTTCTTTCCTTTATTCCACGGTTCAACGCCATACATAGGGTTTCCTTGACCCATATGTTTTACAGATAATGCTTGTTTCTGTTCCTCGGTGGTAACTTTTCCAGACACTCCTTCTCCGCCATCTGTATGGTTATGTAGTATACCTGTTCCGGTATCTTTTCTTCCAAACCAACGGATATAATAACGTTCCAACATAAACGACTGGAGTTCAGTGATATTCTCTTTTATTTTTATTCTGCGTTCTAGTGGTGGCAAAGATACAGTATGTTTTTCGTGTATTCTTCTACCACAACCTTTACCAATGTAGTAAGGTGTGCCATTTTTTCGCAGATAAGCGTAGACGTAGTAAATAAACATGCTGATGTCCTCCTGTGACGTTAGAGTGAGCGGGTGCTTCCAACACCGTGGCTCATCTTTATTTATACCACAAGGGAACAATGCCCATTATTAATTTTACGGAGAAATTTATGTCAATAGTGTTATTCCATATCAAGTCCGGTGCCAAGATTGGTGAATTTAAAACAGATCAAGAAGCAAGAGATGAAATGAATATGGTTAATCAGACTGCTGGATGGGAGAAACTCAACAGTTCATGGTCGGACGGCATTGAGAAACAATGGGCGGTTCATAAGTCTGGTATAAAGGATTATGCTCCTTACGGAATAACAGAATTTGAAAGATGGCGAAAATATATCCCACATATTAATAGATTAGCTGGCTAATATAACCAAACTAAGTGTTTTGGATCTATCCTAAATCTAAAAACAGTATATAATTCAATACTTAATCAATACAATATTGGTTAGGTATTACTGGCATATATATGCCAGTCCTTCATATTCCATATGAAGTAAATTGAATAATGTACAGATAATGGATAACCTAATAAAAAGAATAACAAACAGAATACAAGATCATCACACACTTTATGACCTTCCCGTATTTGGTGAACTATGGGAAGAAGTATTACATAAGTCATTTTCTGATATTGGTCAGAAAACAGACTGGACGCCCACCAGATCACATAAGTCTGGCGTGGACATGACTCACGAAACCCTTGGCCGAATCTCCTGCAAATCTGGAGTTCTGAGTCCAAGCGGAATACTGGACCTGAACGGCTCTAGGACGACACAGTTTTCAACTTTAGAAGAAAAGTTAGACTTTCTCTCCATCAAGAAAGAAGATTCATTCTTTTGCCTTTCAAGGCTGAAGTCCGATTGGGAAAACGGTAAGAAAAGATACCATCTATTTGTTTTTAATTCGGATATTTTAGATTACAAATCTGCATTGTGGGAAGAAACAAACGGAGGTTGGAAGGGATCGGGTTCTTATTTTAATGCAACTATCACTAAGAAAATGTCTGATCAACTTTGGGTAAAACTAAACACGCAGTTTATTGACAATTCCTACTTAGTTGATGTGACTTAACGTGGCTGATATTGTTTCAACTCCATTTAATATAGAAGATTTAGATAATATTACATGTGATGGGTGTTTTGGAAATCATTTGGAAAGGTTATATGGTCTCAATGAGAACAATCGCCCGGAATCTGATCTTCCAGAAATGGAATTAAAAACACATTACTCAAAATCTACTCCTCTGACTCTTTTCACTAAAGAACCAGATGAAACTATATTTACAAACAGTCAGTTAATTAGCTGTTATGGCAACAAACAAGGAAATTTCTATTGCACACTTTTCTTCAATAAAATATGGAATAACCTAACAGTCGTCCCGGATCATTCAGGAATTGGGGTAATAGATGTGAAATTAAATGAGGTAATTTGTTATTGGAAAAAAGACACGTTAATCAAACGGATTGACCAAAAAATACAAACACTGATGTTGTATTCAATAGAACGAAACGAGGGTCAGTTTCGGTATGATAAAAGAGTTCTCTACAATAATACTTCATATGAGAAGTTCTTAGAAATGATCATGGGCGGAGCTATATCAATTGACTTTAGGATGAGGGTTGGGAAAAATAGAGGTACGGCCTTTCGGATCAAAAAAAGATATCTTTCCTCTATGTATTCATCTCATGATGTTCAGATGGATGGTCCGCCATCCTCTATACACTCCAAGAAATGTCCAGAGACGACCATAGGAAATTTTTTTAGCGAAAATGAGTTTGAGTAGTTGACACAACGCAGAATAGTCACTATAATGACCTCACTGTTTAGCAACAACCTCTACGGAGAAACGACAATGGCACATCAAATCACTCTGACCGAAGCACAGGATGCCCTTCTTGCTCATGCCAACACTAACAGCATTACTTCGCAGGATGTCAAAGATCTTCTGGGTAACGTATCTGTAACTTTCGCTCAGATCACGCAGGTGACGAAGGTAGCTACTGCCGCCGCTCACAAGGCTCTGAACATTCAGAAGGTGACATCTGCTAACGTCCAGTTGTTTTCCAATATCAAGGACTACAGCGTTTATGTAAATGCAGTAAAGAAGACGGCATCTGGCATCGCTGATAATGACCAGCAGGCAGTAGAGAATTTCCAAGTATCAGATACTTGGTTCACCCATAATGATGATTGCTTCAGTGTAGTTTCTCACAAGACGAAGGGAACTGAGTACCTGTATGCTCGTTACAATAGCGCATCTTCTCTGTACTTCATTGATGGTGTACTGGCTACCAAGGAAGACGTAGTTGCCTTCATGACCCCTTCTGCGGCGAAAGCAGAGATGGATACCTCTGGTGTCGTTTACAACAAGACTAACGACATTGAGCACAAGGTCATCATGCGTACTGTCCAGTTGGACAATATTGTTTCTATCAAGGCCGTTGGACAGCATCTCGCTGTCTGATGGCCACTCTTTTACAACATAGGATATTTCAATGGCATATTATAGCGATAACTTTTACGATAAAGCTTGGCCTAATTACAGTGCCTTTATTGATGAACTTACCGCACTTTCTAGGAAATACGGTGTAGTTGTCAGTGGGCACTTTGATATCACTCTTGATCCAGAGGAATTCAAGAATGTCACTTACACGAGAGATATCTCGTCAAGTGACATTAACCCCAGAGGATGCTGGGCAGAATAAATTTCTATGAAAGAACCAACTAAAAAACGAAAAAAGATTATTCAACAAGTTTATGACGGGGTTCTTGATGTGGATATGATCACTGATGATGAATTGAAGTGGTTAGAATCCTATGTCAAGGGTCTCATGTTCAAAAAGATGGCAGAAAATACCTTACTATGAAAAAAGAAACTATTCAGAAAACTATTGATTTTTTAAAGTCGGTCAATGAGACCAATCCAGAAGGTAGTTATACCATCTATTCTATTATTGCTGAACTTAGAAAAGAACTTGAAATGCCACAGATGAATCTGGTCTCATACTATGATGAGATGCAGATGCATACAACTGATATCAAGAAGGCCAAGAGAGCACTTTTTGAGATTGAGAACTGATGGGTCATGACCAAGCACGAACTCGCGTTAGAGGCAACGCGAGGATATTACATACACTGGAATCTGTGGAGGGACAAGCCACAGCCCTATAAAGGCGTTGCCCTTGCATGTAAATGCAGGGGCATTGTTGCGTATGATAGAATTCTCACGGATAATCCTCGTAAGTTTACGACGCCGAGATGGTTGCGGGATTTCAATGGAATATAATGATTGTTTACCAAATAAATACAATAGCACTAAAGTAAACAATTATTACACTCACGGTAAACAATAAAACGTGTTTTTTAGGATATATACTATTGACACAAGTCAATATTGTTAATATACTGGAACCCTAAAACAACACAAGAGGTAAAAACATGGAAATCTTCATTCTAGCCGCTGTTCTGATTGTTTCTATAGCGACGGTTGATATAGATAAACCAAAATCAGCGAAAGTCAAAAAGAAATAATTGACAAACCACCCGCATCAATTGTATAATTAGACATGTCCTACTGGATAGGAAAATCTAATTACAATTGCTGTATGGGAAACAAATGAAAATCATAACAAGAATTATATTTCTAATTTTGGCCACACTAATTATGGCCCCGTTCATATCATTGTCCATCAATGGGCATCACAAAACACAGTCTACATCTAAGTAAAATATCCTTTTAATAAAACTGCAACATAACGGTAAATAATATGTTAGATCATACTGATATTAGCATGGATGGCGTAATTGTGTCACAATGGATAAAAGACTTAGAAAATAATAATTCTCGTATACACAAGGAAGGAGTGATTGAGAAGGCACTAATGGCATACAAGCTTGGAAGCCATGATGCTAGTGTGTTTTTGTTTAATGCCTATCTTGCATACAACCCATATTATGTTTACAATGTAAAAAAGGTTCCTACAACCGAAGGGCTTACGGGAAAGCCAAATCCTTGGTCAAAATTCTGGGGATTGTGTGAAGCACTTAGGACAAGATCAATCACTGGATATGCCGCCCGTGATGCCATTCTTGATATGAGTAAAATGTTTGACTCTGACGAATGGAA